CCTTTTCTTTGGCCGCAACGGATTTGGGTTCCTGACGTCGCTTGATAATGCCCGTAGCCCATAGGCTTATTGGCTCCAGGATCGCCGCCAGGACTTTGAAGAGGTAGGTCACAGGTGTGGCGTTGGTTGCCGGTACTTCAGGATGCGTTTTCCGGCAGGGAATCCCACAAACCATCGGCGATCGCCTTCAAGACCGGGCGTACCCATTGGCCGGCTTCCCCCTCAAGCTTGGCGCTGACCACGTCGGCCACATAAGCCCGATACATTCCAAGCGCGGCAGCAATTACAGCCTTCGCCTCCGTGGTGCGCAGCTCCTTGACGGAGATGGTGTCCAAAGTGCGCTCCACCTGGGCCGGGTCGTATTCCCCCCGGTCAACCACTGCACGCAACACGACGGCCGTAGCGCGCAGGTAGGCTTCGGAATTGGGATCCTTATCGATGGCAATGGCAACGCCGGCAGGGATTACGGCCCGGATTGCGCCTGCCATGCGTTCCGGATCGAGTTCGGTGCGTGTGACCTGGTTCGTGGTACCGTTAATGACTTCGGTGGACGTAACGGTCCTGCATCCGGAACCAAAATAGATGGAGCCGGCGAGCATTGCGACGAGGGCGATAACGGAGAGTTTAGTTTTCATGATTTGGGGGTAGTGGACTTTGTTTGAGATAGGCCGCAGCGCCGACCAAGCCTCCAAGGACGGTCACGACGGCCAATTGCTTCAGGTTAAGCTGATCGATCTGGACGCCTACAATTTGCGCCCCACTGATGCCCAGGGAGGACAGGAAGGACGTGGCCAGGCCCGTGATTGCCGCCGAGGCCAAACCTCTCCACCAGTTGCGTATAGCGTCTGCGATCATTGGCTATGTTTCTTGGCGTCCCTACGCCAGCGCCAAACCGTATATGCGGCGGTCAATAGAATGAGGCCAAGCTCGGCCAACGTTTTAAGGTCCGCCAAATGCAGCACGGCCACGACCACGGTGTTTGGCACGGCTACTCGGAGCGTGTCAAAAAGGCGCTCATCGATGAGGTGCGTGGCCGCGTTTAGCATTTGCCATCGCCCGCACGTCAACGCTGGGGAAAGTGTCAAAACACGGTGATGCTGTTAGTTCCTTGGTTGCGGAGTTGCCACTTGATATAAAGTCCGCCGGCGCTAGGGGTAAGGGATGTGTCAGCATTCACCCGGATGATTACGTTCGTGCTGCCCCCCGATGACGGAGTTTCCATCTTCCATGCGGTCGTGAGAGTGCCGGACGTTGCGGAAACGGCATTTAGGGCAGCGGTATTGGTTGCTACCATCGAGGACCACACACCGTTGGTGTTCACCGCGCTGTAATGGGTAGACCCGCTGACGACCTGTCGCTCTGTCCCATCAGTCGCACAGACGCTCCAGTCGATGACACCGCCAACCCAGGAATTGGTGTGTGACGCGATGTTGAGAATTGCGGTTGCGAAATTGTCGGCAAGTCCCTTTTCGCCGCCATTAATGAACACCCGGTCCTTCGTCTGCGTGGCAATGTCGGTCACCCTCATGCTGTTTCCGGAGTTGACGCCGGCGATCTTCATTCCGCTCATGACGCCGCTTTGGTACAGAGTGATTCCCGGGGTTGTCACGTCGCCACCGAAAGTTGCAACGGATGTTGTGTAAATGGATTTCGGACGATTCCCACTGGCCGTGCCAATGCTGTGTGCCCCGTCAGTCCCAAAGGCGACTGCTCCATTAAAGACGTTCGAGCCTCCGTTAATTACCAAAGTTCCGGCGCTAAGACTCGCCGCTCCCGTGTTGGTGACTGTAGCGGCGTTCAGGTTGCTTGTGGCCTGTGCAATCTCTTGCGAGATCGTTTGTCCCGATGCATTTGTGAGTCCATTGTTCAAACCGAATAGCGGTTCATGTCCATGGCTGATCCCATTTTTGACCCGCCACACGTATTGATTCACTTCCCCGAGGGTTAGCACCCGGTTCCAGATCACCAAGTGCCCGATCTGTGCCTCGTATCCAGCCCCATATAGGGCCAGTAACGTGAGAGGTCCGGCCCAATTGGGGTTTGTTACGGTAAGTGCGGCGGTCCCCTGGAACGGATCAATCAGCGTCATTACTCCAGATGCCGAGTCCCACGATGCTGCCACTGGCACCCAAACATCATTGGTAGCCCAATACCTCTGAGCCAATTCTGCGGAATACTTCGAGGCCGAGACGATATTCGTGCCATTGTAACAACTGATCGCGTGGTACCGTCCGTGATTGCCAAAGGAGATCTTAAATTCAGAGCCGTTGGTGGCACGCAGCAGGAATGGAACCTCTGAAACGCCCTCAGTCCAGTCTGGTTTCCACATGAGAAATACCGTCCAGGAGTTTGATCCCCATTGGTTGCACGGCAACGTAAAACCACCAGATGCCGTGGTCCTGGCAACGGCGGATTCTATAGGACCATTTGTCCAATACGCGTTTGCTGGCAGGGCCGTGACGGAGCCGCTAACGGTGTCCACTATGCCCAGAGATGCGCAGGCGAACGGGTAACAGCTAATCATCCCTCTCCGCAGGTCTGTGGGATAAGACGCCGCAACTCCAACAGAGGGTGCCCCCGATTTAATGATACTGTCTTTGACCTTCACGTTGCCAGAAAGCGAGTACATCGTGTATTCGAAAAACACGTTTGTCCCGAGCAAGTCGAAATTGTTGTACTCACTCCATCCGCCTAAAACGCTGTGCATCCCGCCGCTCGACGCCGTTATGGCTGCATTCATGCAGTCCACCTGTCCGCCTCTCACGACGCAGTTATACGACTCAGTCAGATCAACCCCGACCGATTCTCGCCAAACGGAATTGGTCACGTACGGCCAGTTCGCGGCGCCGTACGCGGAGGGGTCACCAGAGATCGACGAAAATTGCAGGTCGGTGCCAGACCCCAGCGACGCGCCAATGACCGAGCTATAGGCGCGAAATTTCGTGATGCTTCCACACCAAGAATTGGTCTTGTTCATGCGAAGACCAGCCTTGCAGTGGTAAGCCGTAAAATCATCGACGAAGAACGAGCCGCTCGATGCGTTGTCCCCGACCCGAATACAGTCGGTCAGGTTACGATAAGCGCTTGGAACGAAGTCCACGGCAAGTCCTTGGATACCCCAATTATATCCATCAGCGAATATAGCTGCGGGCGCATTTGAGAAGTAGGGGCGGATGATGGTGGAATATGATCCAGACCCTTTCACTACCACCCCCCTGTGGACATAGAGAGGGGCGGTAATCTTATAGGTTCCGAGAGGCAGAATAACCGTTCCACCAGAATTGGTAACGGAATCAATTGCGGCCTGAATCGCGAACGTATCGTCCTGCGTACCGTCGCCCTTTGCCCCCCAGTACGTGACATTATAGCGATCCACGAGCTTGCTAGCGGTCAGCGTATTTGAACCCAAGCTCGCGAAATCTGCGCGGATTGCCGCGTCAACCTGGGTCCGGCTATATGATTTTGCTATCGGCCAGGCATAGGAGCCTTCCGGAACGGCATTTGTGGCCGCGCATATCAGATCCGTCGCATTCAAGACCCCATTGGTATCGGGCACGCTGATGAAAAACTCGGTGGCACGCCAGCGTCCCTCGACCGTAACCTGGTAGATGCCTCGCACAACGTTGCTCACATTGAGCAGCCCGTCGCTGTCTGACCGGAAGGGCTTACGTTCATTCACGATGGCGGCTCCCGAGTTCGTGTTAATCATCGGCGTCGACTGAGGCGTCAGATAAACCCGCGCATTGGTGACACCATCGCCTGTGAAGTCATGGAGCGTGAAACGAATCTCGGCAGCCTGGGACCATACGGCCGCCAGCGCCAAAGCCGAGCATAGCAATCGTCGCATATAACGACGACCCGGAGTCAAAAGGGATTTGCCACCCCGCTATAGCGCTACTGCAGGCGTCACGACGTTAAAGGCCCCCGCAACCCGCCACACCAGGTAATAGGAGATTGAATCGCTGCCGTCGCTATTTCCGCGGGTAATAACGGTGGAGGCGGAAATCGTGCGGCGCTGCTGCTCGCTTGCGATCCACCGGGGCGGCCAGTAGAGCCCTGAACCGATGAAAGGAGCATTCTCAAGCCGCCGCCACTGGTCCACGTCCCAGTCCTGCACCAGGTCCCACATTCCGCACTGGCACAGTGTCACCTCGACAGTAGCCGGATCCACATTGTCGGAATAATCCATCAGGAACAGCGCAGAGGCACGCCGAGGGTTTCCGGAGCGCCCCCACGTGGTCGTGAAGGGCTGCTGCATCAAATTGTCGAAGTCTGGGACCACACTGACCGCGACGTCTGCCTGAGCCAGGGATCCAAACGTTACGAATGGTGCAGCAACCAGGGAGTGGTTTTGACCGCCGCTGTACCAGACCAGTCCTGCGCCGTTTGATGCGATGACCGACCCCGCCTCCGGAAGTCGTATGACTGTCCCTATCAGCCCGCCTTGCACCGTCCAACCTTGAGCCGCCTTCCAAAGGGCGATGGTCAAGTCGTCGGCCACACAAAACTTTACGAGCGAACCCCATAAGCGCGGAGCATTCAGGCCATTGTAATTCCACTCCCCTGTGCTGTCGTACACGGCCGCCATGCTATCGGCGGTCGATGCGTTCAGGTTCGCTTCCACTGCCGCTGTGTTGCCCATTTGGGCGCCTGCCACCCACGTTCCACCCTCAGGCATCGTCTGGCCATGCGTTAGCACTCCGCTATCAAAGGCCTCCGATCCGGACCTGGTGCTAACGCTCGGAGTGACGTTGTCGCAGAAATACTCCAGACAAAGCGGAGTAGTCAGCTCGCAATATGCGAAATTAAGCCCAAAGGATTCGACCACTGTCTTTACATCGGAGATCTTGCACCAGCGCACGGTATCCGGATCCGGCCAGGTGCCCTTGCCGCCATCGGCCTTAACATACGCACCCGCCGCAATCAGTGGCAGATACACGATTCCGCTCGGCAGCAGGAGGCCTCCGGAGCCGTCATTGGCCACCTTGAATTGTCCATTGCTCACGCTCCCCGGATTCGCTGGATCATATGTGCCGACACAGAGGGTGCCCGTCGACTGGCCGGCCAGGATCCTCTTCATTTCGAGCATCTCGATAGTGCCAACCACACTTAGATTGCACGATAGCCGGGATTCACCGGTTTTGGTCTCAGCATCGTAAGTGTCTGAGACGGCCGCCCCGCTCGCGCTCACTTGGAATCGCGTGACACATACTGCCGGAGCCAGGCGCTGTTGAGTAAAGAATGGGTATTCCTGATCAGTCCCAGAGTCACGGTCCTTGCCACCGGGGAAATCGGACGGGTCGAGCACAGGGATGCCGGCCGCCGTACAAAGCGCTTCGAACTCACTTCCTGCCTGGAACATCATGAAGCAATCCTTGGGCACATATGGCATCGGCAGAGAACCTGGGTTGGCCATCTCGCCATAGTCCTCAATCCCCCACCAACGCATAAGATCTTTGTATGCACACAGCCCACGCCGCTTGCCATTCACAACCCAGCGCAGCGTCTCATAGCTCAGCGGGAAGCCCGCCGTAACCGCGTTCACGGCGCGCGCGAGGGCATTATACATTTCCGGGAGGAGCGCCATCGCGATGTGTGGCAGGGCGGGCTGGATGCCTGCATAGCCTGGATTCGCATTTCGGTAATGCTGCCACCACATCGCCCGAAACTCCGCGTCGCTCAAGGTGTTCAGGTGCTCGAGCAAACCCACAATGTAGTCGCCGGGCTGCCGAGTCCGCCAAAATCGGTGGTAATTGCTCGGCAGAGACAGGTCGGCCGTTTTGACGCGCGAGAGCACCTTGACACTGCTCTCGACCGCGTTGAGGCGCTGCACGCCGAAGTCAGCTCCCGATGTGCCATATACTTCGTCAGTGAACGCCTCTCCGACTTGGAAGCGACCTTTGCGCGGGCTTAACCACCCGCTTGAGCGAGAGCCGTCGGCGCCGATAAAGCCCCACCCGTGCCCCCGGAAGCGTATCACGCGTTTTGTCGGTCCAAGGACCGTCGGCCAACCACCCGTTGCAGTGCGGATGAGCGCATGTTCCTCGGTATAGGTTAAGACCAGACCATGCGGTGTCAGCTTGAGTTGCCGATCGCTGCACGTGCAATACTGGTTAACCTGGCCCGGGTTGCTCGGGTTTCCCCACAGATCCAGGCTCAGCAGATTGGCAACCGTGACGTTCTGGACCCCATTGATTGTGATCGCCGATCCGCGCGCCGGCCATTGCAGCGCCGGAATAGGATCGCTGTCCACGTATGTCGTGGTCCCATTATCGACCCAATAGGTTTGTTCAACGGAGGTCACCAGCGTTGGAGACTGGATCAGCTCGGGCCCGGACGTCGACAGCGTGTCGTAGGAGGGATTCTCGATGACCGCGGACTCAATGGTCCTCGACCCAAGCCGCAGATTCACGATCGTGGGAATTGTCTCGCCTGATTTCAGCAGGTTCGTGCTGATTGGAACGAGGTAGAGGTAATTGTCCGGATCATTTCCCGTGAGGACGTAATTGCCAGAAGCATTCGCCGCAACCGTGATATTCTTGGCGGCAAAATCCGCGACGATGGTTGCATAGCCGTTGAAGCGCAGCGTGTCGAACGTCAGGAGCGCATATCCCGTCGCCGGATCCGTTTGCGTCTTGCTCTCCTTGATAAGGAGCAGGTCTCCTTTGTGATGCAGCAAATCGCCCAACCTGGTTGCCGGATCTGACGGGTCGCCAAAGAGGTCCGAATAGAACGCGCTTACATCGCACTGCACGCTCGCGTCCTGCGCCCAGCCGGCGTGGTAAAACTCGGCTCCGGAATACGGCTCGCGCGTGAGATATTCCACCCAGTCGAGCAGGATCGCCGGATTTGACAGGTTATTCGCGCCCATCGAGTCTGACACTGCATAGCCGTCGCCGATGGTTCTTGGGCTTGTGTCCGCGCTTGGCATGAACCAGTAGAACCGAGGATCTCCAGGCTCGAACGCGAAGAAATAGCTACCATGACGCACAGTGCCATTCCGGACGGTTGCGCATTCGTACGGAGCCAGGGTGACCGAGAGACCGTCAGGCATCGTGCAGGTGGCCTGCTCGCAATTGAGGTTGTGTAAGCGGTAGCACTCGTGCTTGTTCGCCCCGGCCGGCAGCGTCACAGACGTCGGTCCCTCGATAATGATCTCCGCGAGTGTAAACCGATGCTTCTTTTCGGGGGGATGGTAGCTCCCTGGGCGAATGTAATAAGGCACGGGTTCCGTGTCGCTGGCGCCCTTGTGCATCAAAAAATGGGCATCGAGGGACCAGTCCAGCAGCAGCCCGCCAGGCAACCCACCCAGTTCAGCATACGCAAACTCGCATACGGCGATCTTGTGCGTCTCATCCCAGGTGACATTGTTTTCCTGGTCAATCGCAGCAACGGCGGCTGTGAACTGCGAATGGTCATAAGGACGCGCAATTCCGCTGGCGGTAACGCCGGCGGCCAAACCAGTATCGACAAAGCCAGGTACGCGATTCGCGTATAGTGCCACACCGCTGGTGAAAAAGAATGCCTTCCCGACCAGGTTCGCCGGCATCTGCGTCGACTGGGCAAGGAAGAACGATTTCCCGCTGAGGAGCTTTGCCAGCTTGGCGTCGAGGCTCACATCCGGCGCCGTAAACAGCGCATTCATCCTGGCCACGGTGGCACGCTCTCCGCCATTGAGGTAGGGAATTGCCATCGGAACGGGTTACGGAAGCCAGACAGGATCACCCGCTCCCCCACCCTGGGTCGCTTGCGGCTTCGGCACGATGGCCACTCCGCGCGTAGTGCGGAGAACGCGCGCGTTGGGCACGTCCTGCGTGCGCAGCGATCGCAGGGTGTCCCAGACCCATTGCGCGAAACGCATTTCCGGACTGTTACCGGCCGGCCGGGGCGGAGTAAATCCAATCATAGTTCTTATACGGCAGGGTCGTAAAGAAACGTCGACCACTGCTCAAGCCAATATTCGGTCGTAATGTTTATACGGTTGCGAGCCGCGTTGGATTCCGTGCTCGGAAGCTTTCTCCAGCCCCACAAATACCCTGCGCGTGCGACTGGAGCCGGAAGCCGCTGAATCTTGAATACGAGCCGGCGCGGCAGCGGAAACACCCAGGACCTCCGCAACGTGCACTCATACAGTAACTGGGATGTAGTGTAGATGCACTCCACGTTCACATCCGATATATTCACGTCGTAGGTGTTGGCAACGCTGGTCGTGTGTTTTAATACGTACTGGCTGATCGAATAGTGCGTCGTACCGCGTGTCAGTAGTGACATCAGGGCCGTGCCGCCAGCGGCCATGGCGGCCGCTTCTGGCGCGGGGCTTCCCACCGCCTCTCCGCGCGCGAGATATTCGATATCCCGCCGTATCCGCATCAGCGTGCCGGGCCAATTCTCTTCGATGGCCAGACAGCGCCAATGCTCGTACACATCCTTTTGGATTTCGTTGGCTTGGATCTCCCAGGAGTCGCCTGTGGCGTTGTCAGTCTGCGAGGCAATTAACGAGCTTTTGAATTTCGACCTGGTCAGCTCATAGGCAATTTGCCCCGCTGCCAAAGCCTCAGCCGTCGCGACCAGGTTGTCGCCTGCCGACTCATAGCGCGTGCGGATGGATGTCCCCCGCTGCGGATCATAGCTGATATCCGTCTGCTGCTCGATCGGCAGTTTTGTTCCGTTGATGGTCGGATTCGTTGCCACAACTAAAATGCGTTGTCACCGCTTTGTCCGACCAGGCGCCCGAGCTTTTCGTCGATCTTGGCAAGATGCCGTTCGTTTTGCCGGTGAGTAGCCAGGGCGGTCATCTCAACCGGAATCGCGGCGTATGCTCCTACCTGTTGCAAGCTGTTCACAGATCTCGCAGCGCTGGATCCGGCGCCTTTCGTTCTATCGAGCGTGGCCATCTGTTCATCGAGTTTCGCAACGTCGACTGCCGCCTGCATACGCCCTTCCTCCGTGGTTTTGTTGCGTGATATGTAATCCAGAATCGCACGGCGCCGGCGCATCAACTCCTGGAGCTGCTGTTCCTTGGTCATTGCCTTGAAAGCTGCCTCCTGCTGGGCCCGGAAGAGCTCCTCTTTCAACCGCAACACCCGCTCGGCGGACTTTTCGGATGCCTTTTGCGCCTCCTTGTCCGCCTCTTCGCTCAGGGTCTTGCCGCGTCCAGCCTTTCGCCTGGCGCGCGATGCTTCAGCCGCTGCGTCCTGGGCGGCCAGCTCATCCTTGTACTCGCGAACCAGGTCCTTGGCCCCGCTCATCCCGCCCGTTAGAAATCCCACCGCGCCACGCATGCCTATATTGCCACCACGCCAGGCGCTCGTGAGCGCGTTTCCAAGCCAGGCCAAGGCCGGCGCGAGTTGCGCGCGAAATTGTGCCCAGGTCGTCTGCATGCGGTCCCCAGCTTCATCGAGTTTGGAGATCACATCATCGGAGATCACCACGCCCAGCTCTTTAGCGCCTGCCACGGCCTCGGAAAATCCGCTCTTGAATGCTGCCGCCAACTCCCCGGCGCCTTTGCCTCCAACGGCCTGCAAATCCGCCATTAGCGCCTGCACGTCCCCACCCTTCACCGCCTCGGAAATCTGCACCCCAATATCCTCGAGTCGCTTTGTCTTGAGATCCTCCAGGGTGACTCCAAGCCTGCGGAACGATGCGATAGACTCGTCGTTTCCTTCCAGCGCCTTTTGGCGGCTCTTGCTGAGCCGATCGAGGAACGGCGTCGCGGCCTCGATGCTGCTGCCGCTCTGCTTCAGCGCGTAGTCCCAGGCCTGGACTGACTCCGTACTAATTCCCAAGCGGTCGCTCAGGTCCTCGACCTGGCCGGCGTATTCAATGGTCCTTCGGCTGACGTCCACCACAGCCGCTACGGAGACAAAACCTGCCAACTGATTCGCCGCGGCGCCGCCAAGCGCGCTTGTGATTCGCCCTCCGGCGCTCTTCGCGATCCCGATTGCTTTCTCCAGTCCGGCCTGAAACGTGGTCGCGTTCAGTCCAAGGGTTGCCATTAAGCTCGGCATTAAATCAGTCCTCTCCGTGTGTTAGTTTATTTGTGGCGTGAGCCAACAACGCTTCCTGCTCAGCTACATACCGGTCGAACTCCGCATCATGGTCGTTGTACAGCGCGAGTCCCCCCTCCCCTTCCCAGAAAGCCGACCACTGCATCTTTGCCAGGCCATACGGGTAATTCCAGGCCTGCTCCTCGCTCAGTCGCATCGTCACCACAAGAAACTGCTGCAGCCTCAGCAGGAACGGCGCGCCCGGCTGGCGTGGAGGCTGACCCGCTTGCCGCATATCGCTCACCTTGAATTCGAGCGAACCGGCGTTCCGGTACGCATTGAATGCTCGCACCTCTTCGACCTGGTCAGCATTCCGTGTTCGAAGCTTCCAAATCAGCAACTTCAGCGGAAGCCACGGATCCTTATGAAGCGAGCGAATCCCGGCCCATGTTTCCGAGCAGATTAGCGCCGCCTGGGCAAGCGCTGCGCGGTCCACAATGCTTTGAGAATCTGTGAGGGTTTCTGCGAGAGGATTGCCTTCGCGAATCAATGCAAGCTCGTGACCGATGGAAAACGGCCGAAGCGGCATTCCCAGGACAACTGTCGGCGCGGGCAGAGCCGCTTGTGCTAATGCGGCTTCGTGCATGGGGCGTGCCTTAACCAGTGACCGTGGTGGTCAGTGAAGTGTTCTGTGCCGCGTCGTCGTACTTCTCGAGCTTCAGCGACATCTTGCCAGCGCCGTCGCCAACCTCAATCGCCTCGTCGCCGACGTATACCCAATCGCCGTTGAACGCGGTGATCTTGAAGTTCGCGAGTGTGACCTTTGCCAATGGAGATATAATGACGGCTGTGGCGGCAGCCGCGGCCCGGGTCGTACCGCTCGGAGTCCAGGTAATGTCCAACTCCAAATGGCCGTCGGCAGCCACGAGCGCCTTGGTGGCCTTGCCAGAATCTTTGACCCGGTCCAGCTCAAACTTGTGCGTCGCCTTACCGCTCCCGAGGATGAACGTCGCGAAGCCGGTCATGGTGATCGGAGTCCCGCTGTCGCTAACGCCATAGACAATCGCTGTGCCGTTCTGGATTTCTGCCATAGGTCAGTTCAGTGAAAGTTGACTGGTGAGTAAATGCGCCGCAGTTCAGGATGCGCCTCGTAAAACTCTTTGCGCCTGGCCTGGTCCGTAATCTTCGCCAGCTCAGCAATAAGCTTGTTCAGCGCTGCATCCGCCTCGCCAATCACCGGTCTGGACTTCTCTTCAGGCATCTCGCTTCGGCGACCATGTCAACGGCGGCATTGGAACAATTGTTCCGATCGCTCAACCGTCAATCGCCTTCGGGCAGCAGGTGAGCACCAGCGAAAGCCGGTCCACCCACATTCCCGTGTCCTCCTCAAAACCCTGTTCTACGTGCCCTATCTTCACCGAGAAGCATGAGAAATCAGCCAAGTCGGCCGACCGCGTCGGATCTTCCGCGGCTTGGGCCCGAGCCGCCGCCGTGATCTCCGCAGCTACCGTCTCGTTACCGCCTGCGGTACGGCCCTCAAAGAAACAGTCAAAAGTCTTGGCCACACGCTGCTCACTCGCCAGCTCCAGCGCCAACGTTGTATCGTCCGGGGATTCCTGGGCCGCCTGGCTCTTCACCACGATCTCGACCTCCGCTTCGAAATCGGCAGAATTTGCTATCGTCTCGCTGGCTTTGCTTCCGTAACAGACCGTAAATGGCGCGGGAGGCACATTGCCGCCGCGCTTGGCCGGCAGCACATCCTCCGCGGTCCCGGCTTCTTTCGATATCAAAAACGCAACAAGTGCCCGGTCAACTTTACTCAGTATGTTATGGAATGGAGCCGCCATATAGATCAGGCTTCTACAGCCACTACCAGCACCCGGCAAGCCGCGGTGTCCGCCTTCATATAGTAGGTTGCCGTTGGCTCAGCCGCTACCAGCGTACCCCGCCCTGGCGCGAGCTTCGAAAATATCCCTGTCCCGTTGTTCGCGGTCGCGATCTGGACGAAATTCGTCTCGTCTACATTCTTGACCAGAATCAGATCTGCCGGGTTGCATGCCCCGACATCGAGCGCCTCCCAGGCTGTTCCGACGTCTTGCGGCGCCGTAACCGCATCCGCCCCGGCCGCCGAGTCCTCGGTCAGGAAGCTCGAAAGCCCGCTTGTCAGGTCATCTTCGGTTAACTCCAGGCCAAGCGTGATCTTCTTTGCAATCGCCATACCCTCAGTCCACGGTCAACCGCAGCCAGGGCGTCTCTGACGTCCGGCCTTCGGTATGAGCGCAATCTCTCGACATCTGGCCCGCGGCCTCAAATCGCTCCACCGCGCCATGGACCAGCCGTTTTGCACCTGGCAAGGAAAGCACATCCCCTGCATCCCATCGCTCCTGCAAGCCACGCAGGAGCTCGGGCCGGGCGGGTTTGGTCTGACTGCTGATCTTACGCTGCTCATCATGCCGGGCGACATGCCATCCCCCAGTCCGCAGGAACTGCACACCATCGTCTACAACGGGCAACGTTACCGAATAGACAAGCGCGTCGACCTCCCAGGAGAATCCGGCGTCAAATTCATCTGCAACGAACCCTCCCAGGCGTGACATAACTGGCTTCTCTACAAGCATGAGCAGCACTCAAGTCAAATGGGACCAGTCCGTATTCAATCGCACATTAGACGAGTACCGCAAAGTCTCTAAACGCACGCTTCAGCAGATCATCAACACGAAGGCGTTCTACGTTGCGCGCAAGGCCATCTGGTTCACACGCAAAGCGGACTCCAATCGGATCAAAGGCCAACTCGGACAATTCGTCTCCGTCAGATACACCAACAAAAAGGGAAAGACTGCGACCCGGCGCAAACTCGCACTGGTCCAGGGACGCACGGTAAACGCTCCCCTGGCCGCGCTTATAGTAAACAAGCGGCGCGGTGCCGCAGGCCTGCCAGGCCTCTATGGCAGCAAAATGACAAAAGCCGTCCGTGAAATGCTCGGCGCAAGACTCCGATCCGTGGCGTTCCTGACCGCCGGCTGGCTGCCGGCAGTGAGGAAACTCGCCCCATTTGCCACAGACAAGAGCAAAGCGCCAAATGACCCGGCCGCCAAGCAGATCGGACGCCCAAAGGGCGATGCCCGCGCAGCCCCCGAAGGCTTCAACCCGATCGCAGAAATCGTGAATAACGCAACAACCAGGAATGACGAGAAAGGCGCGCTCCGCCTCTATGGTGGCCCGGGCCTGCAACGAGCCTTCTCGGATGAAGCCGCCTCCATGCGCCAATACATCGAGGACAAGATGCGCAAGGACGCCGAACGCTTTAACAAGCAGCAGGGGTAGCGTTCGCGCCGCGGTACCTCATCTCGTACGCGTCCACTCCCGTCCGATACTCCGGATCATGCAAATTGACCTGGTGCAGCGCTTCCGATTCCGCGTTCTTGCCCTGCGATCGCAGGACCAGCACCCTCAGATATCGAGCCCCCCAGCCGTACCACATCGCGCGGTGGGTCCACGGAGGCGGGACTGGAGTCGGGATCCGGAGCAAGGTCTCCAGGAACACCCCCGCCCTGGCCCCGTCCTTCTTGGCCAGGTAATGCTGCACCAGGTAGGCCCAGGCCTCCCGGCGCATAGGATCAAGCTGCGCTGCCTGCCAGATCCACTGCAAATCCCGCTGCGGATCCAGCGACGCCAGATTTAGCATCACTTCGTAGCGTTCCACCGGCATGGCCGCCGGCAGGATCTTCAGCGCCGCGATCCCGGCCGCCGTGGCCTCAGGCCTGCTGAGCAAATAAAGCTCCTCGTGGTAGTAGTACCAATGCCGAGGCAAGTCGCGGACCAGTCCCTCGAGTATCGCCAGGTTGCGCGCTGCCGATCGCTGCTGCTTCTCGATGCTCGGGGCCGGCGCGTGGGTAATGACAATCTCCGGTCTGGCCTCGGTGATACCCGGCTCTATGACACACGTTTCGTGGACCGCCTTTGACCACACGCCGCGACCATTGCGGATCAGCCGTTCCCGTGGATATTCGGCACCGGTTGGCATGCGGTACGTGCACACCAGGCAATCTGCATCGGCCACCTCCACCGCTGCGCGAATTTGTTCACAGATTTGCCATCGGTGTTCACGGTTGCCGGGGGGTTGTTCACCGTCGACCAGGTCATCGGCATCGAGCCACAGAACCCAATCACCTGCAGCCAGGCTAAAACTGACGTTGCGAGATGCTCCAAAGTTGTCCACGTGCGCCAACCCGGGCCTTGCGTTTCTGTACTCGGCGAACCGAAAACCCTTCCCATTTCGGTCACACCAGGCCCGCGCCAGGTCAACAGTTGCATCAGGAGCCGCGGTCCCGACCGCCCGGACCAGGCACAGCTCATCAAACGCGGCGCAGGCCGCAAGAAGGCACCGCTCGATGATCCCGGCCTCGTTTCCTACGATCATGCAGAGAGATATCTTCATACGGCAATTTGTCGCAAACCTCGGCCAACAAAAAGCCGCCCTTTCGGGCGGCTGGAGGGAGCATGGGCGGGAGAAATCTCAGCTCAGAAGCTTCAGACTTGCGGCCAGGGTGCTCGCGTCCGTTGTGGTGGCACCGAAACTGACCTTGCCGCGGATATACCGTTCGCAATCGGCAGGGACTCGTGCGCGCACTTTTGAGGCCACGACTCCGCTGGCGCTTCCGGCGATGGTTTTGCTCACCAGCGTCCGCGCTACCGCTTCAAATGAACTGGTGGTGCTCGATTCGATGATGTAGGTCACGCCAGCCGTGGCGGCTGCCGGAGCCATGGTGGCCGAGAGCGCGGGAACCTCGAGTTCCAACTCTATGCTCTCCGGCTTGTAATCGTCGCTGCCAAGATCCACCGCGGTGGACACGGTGCTGGTGGACGCAGCGGCCGGCAGAGTGAATGACGCGGGGTTTAGACTCGCATCCTGGATGTTTCTGGCAAATTCGTTAGACATATTCGGTTTGGTTGCGTGTTACAGGGTTAATCGCCCGGTCACAGCGTGAGAGCTTCGGTATTCAGGATCGAGTCGGTCACCACAATGGGGATGCCAAATGCATCCGTGGGAAGAGGCGCCGGCGCGCCCGTCGGGGTGGTTGCTGTGCGGCTCGCCCGGAGCTGCTCGCGCGACCGCTGAGTCATGAACCAGAAGTCCGGCTTCGCGCCCACCGGAAGTTTTGCAAGGTGCGCGCCCAGGAGCGCATCCGTCAGCCCCTTGGCGTTGTCGGCCGTAAGCTTCTTGATCCGGCTGATGGCGTACTTGTTGATCCACTGGCAGCCGATCCAGCCTTCGAGAGAATTTTTCCACGCGGTCATCTCCTTGGATGAGCGCGTTATGGTCTGCTTGCGCCAATCGCCGACTCCAACCACACGGTTGCGACCGAACACCAGGCGGACAAACTTGTCGCCCAGCTTGATGCCGTAAACGCTCGACCCCGTATTCGCAGTGGTCCCAGTCGCGTCGGTAACCAAGCTTGAGTCCACGACCTGAACAGCTCCGGGGAAACCATCCGAATCGCCGCCAGTACCGGTGCCATACCAAACCTGTTTGCCAACAGTCTGGAGATAGGCCTGCATATGACCGTCCGCCTCAAGCGTGAGGGCGTGATCCGGCCCCTCTTCGTCCATCTCGGCAGCGGCCACATCCATCTCCATCTGGCCGTCGTAATACGCGCACTCGACGAGTTTGTTAGCGTATGCGGACTTGGTCGGCTCGCTGCCTTCGTTGACCTTTCGGAACGCGCCGGCAGGCAGCGCCGTCCGAATTAGTGTTTTGAACGCGAGTCCGGCTTTGACCACCGCCGGGAACATTGCAAATTCGGGAGCAGCATTCAGGTTTTCCTCGATCAGACCAACTTCTTTGTCCGATCCGTTGACCTTTGCCAGGTCGAGCGCAGTTAAGTATTGGTATGCCATATCAGTTTGGTTTCGCTGTCGTTAAATGGGTGGGTGGTTATTTGCTGAGTTCCGCTTTGAAAGCGGCGCGCGCTTTCGCGAACCCCTTCAGCTCGGGCTTGGCCTCCTGCTTAGACGGGTTCTCAACCGGAGAGGCCTTCACAGGCGGCTGACCCTGGGCGGCGGTGATCTCAGCGGCCTTCACGCTCGCGGCCTGTTGAATCTGCGCGCTCGGGTTGGCGAGCTTCTCATTGGCCTTTGCCAGTTCCGCCTTGGTGGTTGCCAACTCGGTGTCCTTGCCGGCCACAAGGCCGTTCAGCCGCGCAATCTCGGCATCCTTGGTGGCATTGGCCTTGGAGGCCTCAAGCAAGCTGCTACGAAGCTCTTCAGCACCCTTCTCAACCGCGCCGGCGTTTTCTTGTGCGGATTGCAGTTCACTCGTAAGACGTGCGACTTCCGCTTCAAGTCGGTCGACCTCGGCGTTGGCTTTTCCGATGTTAAAGAATTTGAAACTCATCACCCGTCGCAGATAAGTCAACGATCAGCCGCACGGAAAGGCATATCCAGCACCATGTCTAGATCATCGACGGTGCCCGTTACCATTCCTATTCTAGTCGCCTCTTCCCCCCTAAACACTTGCCCTTGAAGGTAAACGTCATCGCATCCTCTTACAGATGTAACCGCCGCCTTGAAATCGGCATAGATTCGATCGCTCTCGCTTTGGAACATCTCCCGCTCTTCGGGAGTTAGCGGCTTGAAGCTTGCGCCAGCAAGTTTGAATTTCCCCGAAAAAATGGGATTAACCTTAATGCCCTCCCGATCAAGTTGCGCGCTGCACTCCATCAGGATCATTCTCACACCCACACTGCCTACCGAGGCTGACTCGGTGCACCAGAATTGATCTGCCTGGGACCCGATCCATAGCGCTCCAGAGCACGCCTCGGTATCTGTAAACGCTACAACGGGCTTTACTTTTCTGGCCTCTGCAATTTTGGCGGCAAGTTCCGGTGTCCCAGTAACTGTACCTCCAGGAGATCCTATATTAAGCACGATCCGTCCGATTCTGGGGCTACTCGTTGCTGATTCCAGGAACGCCGCGACGCGATCCAGAGAGCATCCACCGCAGTCCATTTCCATCGCGGACAAGTGTTTTCCAAGAATCCCGTGGACGGGAATTACCGCGGTAATTCCATATTCCCCAATTACCTCGCAGTAGCGATCAAACTGATCCTGATCTTCCTGGCAATCTTCACCGGATACACGATCCGCTGAAGAACTCGCACAACCAGAAAGTCGGGCCTCCAAAGCGCTCAAAATGGCATAGTGCCTCTCTTCGGTAATCGCCCAAAAGCTTTTGAGCACTTTTCCCAGTACTTGTGGATAATTGGCTTTCATCGCCGTTAAACAGGTTGTGGATCAGGGCTCTTGCGGTTCCCCGGAATTCTGGTTTGGCCCTTGATTATGCTCGCTGGTTCGTGGTTCCGAGTTCTCCCCACTGGCCGCCGGCAACTGCGCGCTCTGGCTCGGCGGCCGCAGCACAATCAGCGCCTCCTGGATCGTTATCCCGTGTTTCTCGGCCAACCGGCCGGCCCGGGTCAGATCGCTATCCGCCTCGCGCTCCCGCTGTTCATCCACCTCATCGACATAGAGCCCGCGTTTGGCGCAGGCCCGTTTCCGAGTCCCTATGCCCTGGCTGATCTCCTGGAGATCCACGTCACTGTCGTATTTCTTATCGGCAGTGACATCTCCAGGCCCCTGGTATTCCCACTTGTACCAGTCATCATCCCACGGCAGGAGCCCGAGCCCCATGAACACGCTCAGTCCAAAGCCATCCACTCGACGGCACGCCTTGCGGGCGAGCTTGCGGCGCTTTTTGGCGACCATGTTTATCTTGTCGACCACAACACGCATGGTGGCGCCGCCAAGCCGACTCGGGTCCAGAGAGAAGAAATAATCCCATTCCGTGCCGCGGAATGCGTCCCGGAGGGTCGTGTCCATGAAGGCGGCCGAACCGTTCCCGGGGCGATTGTAATTGAACGGCTCGAGTTTACTTCCACTGCCGGCCTTCAGGTAATGGTAAGTTCCTCCGGCAAGCTTCTGTACGTCCAGTGCAGTCTTTCCTCCGGCCGTGTCGAACGTGGCCTTTCCCTTGATGATGTTTTTTGCGGTATCTGCCTCGCCGGTTTCGTTTGTCTCGACGATGGTTTTGCTGGCAAAGGCCTTCTGCGCGACCATCTCAAACTCGCGCCATTCGGCTATGTCCTGCCAATTCAGAATGCTCGACGCCAGCAGCGAAAACCCACGCACCTGGCCAGTCACCAGCGGCATGAAGGACGGGAACATATTCCGCGCCGGAATATCCCGATACTCGCCGCTGGACCAGTTGTCCTGGTAAACCCGGTAAGCGATCGGACGCCCGTAATCGTCCACAACCACTCCGTCGACCACTCTCGCCTCAAACTCGACCGGCGTGTCCGCAGCGTATGGCCTGGCATTGTCGACCTCTTTGCCGTCGATCAACAGGCTCGATTTTTCAAACCGCACTTTGGCCACACACGCTCCGGTGGACCTGCTTCCAATGCGATGGGCCGGGACCACCTGGATCATTGGATATCCCTCCGGAGTTTTGCAGAGTAGCGTGAACTGTTCGCCCTCGATCTGCGGCGCGACGATCAGCCCAGCCAGGTATGAATCGTAATCGTAGGGCCAGCCGGCTACGTCCATGATCTGGTGCCAGTCTGAAAGCACCTGCTCGGCTAACCTGCCCCACTCCTTATTTCGACCAGCGTACTGTGGGATGAATGTAGACACCGCCACATTGGCTTGCTCCAGGATTGCTCCCTGGAGCGCCGGAAAGCGCCAGAACATGGCCCGGCCGAGATTCATCAGCGTTCGCCGACCGAGAGCGCTGACGATGCGATGCACATCGAAATCGAGCGATGGCGTCGCCTCTCGCGCGTCTGTTTGAGACGCGGATTTGATCAGGGCATTGCTGGCCGAATAGCTCGAAGTGCCGCGCCGGTCAATGATGCGATAAGGAGCAGAGGCCATATCACGCAAAGGCGATCCGAGTCTCGGAAATGGGTGTGATCTGGTCCAACGGATAGGTGTCCGGATCGAGCTTGTTCAGTGCCTGGAGGATCATCCGTATCCGCTCCTCACACGATTTCTCGATCCTGCTTGCCGTATTGGCGTCCCCTGCCCCGGCAGAAATGGTGGCCTTGCCAGCCGCCAGGTCCTCTTGCGCTGCCCTCAGCTCCAGTTCCAGCTCGGACTGTGTCCAGCCAATGAAATAATTCAGCGCCATTCACAAGCGCCAAGCCGTCAACCTATAGGAGTTCATTCGTTAAGCCGCTGTAACAGGGGTTGGTTGCTTGATAGGAACAATTGTTCCGCGCGTCACAACTGCCGCCAGAAGTCCACAATTGGCTGTAGCCGGCTGCGCCAGGCCTCCCTCCGCTCCTTTGGCCAGCCGTCCGGATTCTCGACCTTGAGCCAGTGCACCAGGTCATCGACCGCTTTGCTCGCGAAGCGCACAACGGGGCCATCGCCCGCCAGGGCGTTCTGCTCGCCCTGTCCTTGCCGGATCTGCCTCCGCAACTCGGCCACTGTCATTGGTTCGGTCGCCGCCTTGGAGAGCCACTTTTCCTGATCCTGGGGAGGCAGCGCCGCGACTTCCTGGTGTTTCGACCACTCCAAATTGTCTCGACGTCGAGACAATTCGACCGACTCCGAGACCCAGGCCAACTGCCGCAACCCGGCGTAATTGATCCCATTTGCCTCTGCAAACTCCTTGAGCTGTCCGTATTTGCGAATGCCAAACGCCGCCCAGTCGCCGATCCACCATTTGAGGACCTGGTCGGAGCGCATGAGCTTTCGGCCGATCTCGGCCCAGTCTCCGATTTCGAGCGCATCAGGCAGCAGCAACTCCAGGGCTCCGACCGTAGCCCCTGTACGCTCGATCACGCGTGTGACATCTGTTATGTCACATCGAGGAGCCACTTCAGTGGACATGTCGCCCTCCTGTGGGTTTTGCCGTCGCGTATCCAATCGCTAGAAAACGAGCCAGCTTTTTGAGCCATCCGCCCCGAGCTGCGGGCGCGCGTGGGGAGTCTGACGATTCGTGAACGTGCTTTCGCTCGAGCCGCTGTTGGGGGCTCACACGGCCGTTGAACTCTCGAAACGTTCGAAAGCGACGAAAGCGAAATTCTCCCGGCACAAACGTTTCTCTCCATTTCCTACGGCTGAAAGCGCGGCTATAGCTGGTCGGCGCCTTACGCGCGGGTGGTTCTACCAGTATCACATCCTTTGGTATCGAATGCATGACCTTGTGGCATGCCTCCGGCGAACCGGCCACTGCTAAGATCTGAGGGGCTTTGATCTCCTTCCCGATTTCCGGCAGCACCGGGAAATAACTTCCGATCCCGAAATATCGGTCAATGGTGTTGGATGCATTCATAATTGTTAGAGCTTTCGCGGGCGGCGGTTGCTGGTCCGGAACTTCGCCGCAGTTTCTTCCTTCCTCATATATTGGCTGGGAGGGATTCCAAGATAGGCGCAGATCTGCCGGCAGGACTTGCTGACTGTCGCCTTTCGAACCCCCCATTTCTTCGCGTACTCGGTCATAGAGACGCCGTCGGCGAAGGCGTCGCCGGTTGCGATCAGGTAACAGCCGATCGTGAATTTGGAGTTGCGCGCGTTTTGAAGGAGACACAACAGCCGGCGGTAGAATTCGCCGCGCGACAGACTCGACCCGGAAGGCCCATCCGTGCAGGCCCCGGCCGGCTCCACGTGCGTTTTGCATTTCGGACAGATCGCGTCGACCACGTGCTCGCACTGCGGACACCAGGCCTCGAGGAAGTGCTCCGCTGGATCGTCGGTCGTGGAAGCCTCTGGCAGTTCCGCAGGATCGTGTGTTGTGATCATATAGGTTTACCCGCACTCAAAGCGCGTGAGTCATCATTTCACGCCGCGGCCTCTGCTTCCCCGCGTTCCTTTTCCTTCGCGCTCAGGCGTTCCATTGCAGGGTCCGGCAGCAAGTCATCGAGGATCGCCATCAGGACCTGGCCGTTTGCCAGGTCACGCGCGTGATCGTTTTTGCTCTCCTTCCAAAATGTCCGCGCCTCTCCGGTCTTCGCATCCCATTCCGTCTTTTTCACACGGGAGGCCATCTGCGCGTTATACTCGGCTTCCATCTCGGGATCCTCGCCGGAAATCGGTTCTTCCCAGCGGCCGGAGTCGATCAACTCTTGCACCCGCTGGTTCATCTGCGGCTTAGAGAACTGGATCAGTGGACAATAGCGGCGATGTCCGGAGGCCGTTCCCGATCCGGGATCTCCCCAGGTGAGTGGCGCGTAAGACTTCTGGACGGTCCTTTTGCTCTTCAGTCGGTGGACAAATGCGTACTCCCTGCTCCCTTTCAGCGCGATCCAGCCATACTGCACGCAGGCCGCATACACGCCATCGTCCCCCTTTGGCTTGAATCCGGAATCCACGCCCGTGTGGTTCGGCTCGACCTTGTACTCCTCGCGAAGTTTCTCGAGGGCCGCGAACCCGAAGCACTTCCCGAAGCCGAGCCGGCGCGTCTCTTCCGAAGACCAGGCCCGGACCGACCACCAAAACAAATCTTCGTCCTGGCGGTCGGCGATCAGGTAGCGCCCGCGTTCTTCCGGCCAGTCCGACCTCAGCTCATATGCCGTGCGCCGGAAATGCAGACCTCCCTTCAGGAGCGATTCCTCATCCTTGAACATCGCGCGCCGCTTCTGGAAAAACTGGATCTTCGGCGCCAGGTCCCCGCGCCGCTCGGCGTTGCACGCATCGAGCCACAGCTCGACAAGTTCGTCCCAGGGGAAATCGATCACCGCCTCCCAGTGGAAGCTGTCCTTCTTGCCGTCTACCGGAGCGAGGGCCTCTGCGTTCTGGCGCGGTTCCCCCTGCTCTTGCGGCTGTCCAAGGACTTTGGGTCCGTTGTCCTGCGGCCTCGTGGTCCTGTATCTCCCCGTCCTGTTCCATTCGCCCTTTGTGCGAGCGCCATCCATCATCGGATGGCCGCAATGCGGACATTCAAACCGCAGCGTCGGCACGCACTTCGGTATGTCCCAGTCTCCGTTCGGAAGGCGGTAGTGGTTCCAGGTGATCCCCCAAAAACTCCCGTCATGCCGCGTGCCGCTGAACACTGGATCGAAGAACTTTCCGCAGCTCAGGCACTGGACCTCCCACTCGTGGATCTGGGCCCGGTGGTAATGACGGTACCAGTCGGATTCCCTCATCTCGACGCCTGGCATCGGCCCGCCCTGGCTCACGACCAGGATCTTCGACGTCTGCATCTTCAGGTAATCTCCGACGCGGCCCATTGCCTCAGCCATGCGCCCCTGCGGCCACATCCAAACCTCTTCCAGGCGCATATATCGGATGCCTTTTGCCTGGAGATTCGCGAGAGAAGGACCGCGCACATACCAGGTATGCCCGTGCGCGAAAAGGATTTCATCGTCGCGTTGCTTATGCCGGTTCGCAGGGTAAAGGGCGGAAACCGGCGCGCACTTGTCGAAGATCTTTTTGATCCGTTCCTCCGCGTGATCGCTGGCGACCTTTTCCGTCTGGAACACGTCCATGTACGGGCCCGGGTCGCAAGCAATCGCCCATGGACAAAACACATCGCCGATCAGGGATCCTCCGGACCGGACCGGCTTCAGGACATTGACCTCGCGCTTGTGATCGTTCTGGAGGCTCCCGAATACCGGGAGGAAGTGCCGGCTGTCGCTGCAATCAAACCAACCGGTTTTGGTGATCGGCGGACTCAACCAGACGCACTCGTGCGCCCATTCCGGGATCGGCCGTCGATCCCGCGGCTGAAACACCTGGCGCCACGTATCCGCAATCAGACTCATTTGGCGTTGGCGGCCGTCATCGAATGCTCCCACTCCGATGCAAGCGCTTGAAAGAAGCCGAGCAACTCGTCAGTCAGCCGCTTCCCGTAAATGCGGGCCTGCGGAACGTCGAGTCCGGCGACGGCCGTCGGGTATTCGTTCACCAGGCGTTGTTCAAGTGTCGCCGCTGCCGGCCCAAGACAACGGCGCACACTCTCACCAACGGCAGCCGTCAGGATTAGTTTCTCCTCCTCGCGATCGTTCGCGATCCGCAGCTTTCGGATTTCTTCGACCAGTTTTTCCTCGCGGAGCGATTGACCAGGCTTGGCTTTCAGCGCCTGCTCGACATCCTCGAGCCTGTAGAACTTCGTCTTGCCGGCGACCCGCGTCGGTGCCACGCCGGCGACCGCCTTATCAATGGTCCTGCGATCCTTGCCGAGCAACTTGCTCAGCGCATTGACCGAATAATCTCCAGACGGTTTAGCCTCATTCTTCACGACGACATCCGCCCGTCTACGCCTCGCTTTCGGACGTTGACGAGCGGATCGACGTTTTGCTTTTGCGACCTGTGGCATTTAGTCAGGCCGATGCAGGAGGGATCGTCCTTGCGGCCGCGGCGACGTCCTCAAGCGCCATACAGTCCTTGATAGTCACGCACGGATCGCTTGGCGTGGTGACTGCAAGCCGACCGTTGCAGGTATCCGATTGGGCGTGTGTGCTGTGGAGTATCCCGGCAATCCCGGTGTTAAGATCGATCACCTTATCTCCAGCCTTTGCCGCTCTGCCATTTCTATAGTGCATGGTTTCCTTTCATTGTTGTTTTTCAAAAAAGAACGCTCCGAACGGTGTGTAAACCCATACGCGCCCGCTATACTTCCGGACAGCGATCGACCAGCGCCAGCGCCGCGGATCATGCGCGCAGCCGTGAAACATTTTCTGGTACAGCCGAAACGGACCAACCGTCACGAACTTGGAGTGAAACTTTTCCCATTCCGCTCGGCTCACTGCGCCTGGTCGAAGCACCCGCGCCGCTCCGAAAGCAGCCCGTTGTGGAGGAGACTTACTTTTTGAGCCTCTCATGGAGAAACCCCGCGCAGCATGGTAACCTGAGTCTTCAGAGGGCAAAAAAGATTCCTTAGGCCGTGGGGGGTGTCGGAAATTCTTACAATCGAGTGTAAGATTTTCTTACACACTCAAACACGGCGACTCATACCAGCGGTTTGTATTTTGTGACGGTGAAGTCCTTCTTGAATTTCGCGTGCGTCGTCGGATCAGAGAGCAGGAATGATTTCTCGTCGAACTTGTTCATGCTCGTGATCTCGACCAGAGCGACTCCATCGATCTGCACCATTTCGCCGATCGGCAATGTTGTCAGGTCCAGATTCCGCTCAGTCTTCAGCCAATCGCTGATCGCTGCCTTTGCCGCCTCTGTGTCCTTCTTGGCTTCACCAAACTTGGCATTGCCTGCCTTAAGCTTTTTTGCCGCCGATTGAAGTCTCTCCAATTCCGCACCAGTCGGTTTGAACGTATGCATGCGGCGATGGTGGACCGGAACATCGCGCGCTTGTAGTCGGCCATGTGTGTGTCACCTGATTGGGTACCGGCGTGCAGCGCCACGTGCGACGATGCAGGCCTCAATGCGAATATCACATCATACGTGAACCCGTTAATAATGCATTAACGGGTGGGAATGGCGCTGCGCGATCGCGGCCAGGACATAGCCGCGCTTCCGTTCGTTCATGCGCTCCAGCTTCCCAAGCCAGCGCGCAGCCAGGCGCTTGAGGGTGAGACGCTCACGATAGCTCTTGCCGGCATATCGCCAGTCGTGCAGATCTGAAGGCTCTTCAAAGTTGCACCAGAGGCATTCGGTTACGGTGCGCTGGCGTGTGCGAGTACGATACGACACGCAGCGCCAAGACCTCAGCCGTGAATTGTAGAGCGCGGACGGATACCCGCTCAGCATGACCCGGCAATTAATCTTCTCGAGCAGCGCCAGCAACAGCTCGTGCTGCGTATCTGTCATCTCGTGCTCGTAATACCTGCGATTGTTTCGGGTGGAGAGCAAGTACGGAGGATCGCAGTAGATCACTGCATCTGTGGGCAGATCAAGGAGAGGCAACACGGCAAATGCATTTCCGCAAATGCGGCGAACACCAGGCTCGTTGGGTGCGCTGGAAATTGACCCCTGCGAGATGTCGATCAGGATACTGCGTTCAGATCTGCGCTTTCTGACAAAAACTTGTCCGCTCCCATAGAATGGCTCGACGTAGACGGTGTGTGGCGGCATCTGGCCAATGATCAACTGATAAACACCTGATCCCGCTTTTGATCCTGGGTAGTTTAGAAGCTTGGCCATTCCCGTATGCGCAATTCATCCGGCCATTCATTGCAATCGCCGCCTTTTGAATGTTTGAAGCAGATGCGTCCGGCCGCGGCGCCGTCTCCTTCGCCGATGATGCGGGTGTCATCAGGCCAGTCGTGGCAATTCGCATTGTGCGTGTGGCAGTTGCTGCCAAGCTGCTTTAGGAAGAACTTCACGCCTGATCTAGAGCAACCCTTGCGCAGGCTATCAAACCACTCCACCTGGCAAGGCTGCGCGCCATTACCGCTTGCGCCGCCGGCTATGAGGACCTCGATGCCAATGCCACCCCACCAGCCTTTGGTTTCCTCAATATCAATCGGCCCAAGCAAAGGCTCTGCGCTCACGGCTCGGCGTTTAGCCTTCACCCGCAGCAATTCTGGGATGCGAAGGTTAGCCGTTTTCTGATCAGTGATCGTCGTCATGGCAATGCAGTTGTCTGGGAGTCCGTTCCATGCGTTGGAAAGTGCTGCCAGCCGCGAAGGGCGCTTGGTAAGCAGCATCCACACATGGCGTTTTCCCTCCTGGCTCAACATGGCCCCCAGCAGCTCCCGCTCAAGGAAATCGTATGGAACTCCTTCAGAGAGAAAATCACCGAGATCCCCAACGAAAATGCAGCGTGGCCAGCCGTTCAGCCACGGCTTATATATGCGCGGGATTCCGCTCAGATCAGGCCATTTTGCAGCCTCCGCAAAGCGCCCAGGAATGATCCTGACCTCGCTAAAATCACGCGCATATAGATCCGGCCTGGTCCTGGCAAATCCCGGCGCGAGGCGCGTCTCATGCAGAATGCCGGCATAGCACGTCCGGACCTGCTTATTCCAGAGTTCGCAACCATCACAGCCGCTTGTACCGTTCACGGTGCTATCGCACCATTGGATGTTGGCTTCTCTACCCATAGTTACCTCCAGCGCTTGAAATTATCCCACATCCAGCCTCCAGGATGTCGAATCGGCGGCTGAGCGGTCTTTTGCCGCTCGATGGCCTCTTGCCTGTAACAGGCAATCACTCGCTCTACAACGGCGGGCTGAAGCTTAAGAGCGTTGGTCCATGCCCCGCCCCAATTAACCCAATCACTCTTGCCCACAAGCTCTTCCAACTCCCGCCTAAGCTTACGCGCATCTTGACTCAACTCCGCTGTTAAGAGATCAGCAGTTTTAGAGCTATAAACTGCTGATCTCTGAGACTCTAAACTGTTTAAAGTCTTTAAAGGAGGATCAGCGTTCCCGATTCGGGATCCAACCGCGCCAGGCCCGTCTTTGTTGTGGTTTACGCACCGTTCCCGATTTGGGAACGCATCACGTGTTCCCGATTTGGGAACGCTCATGGACAGTAACGGAGAGTTGCCAACAGATTCACCAACAGATTCACCAACAGCAGCATGATAACCGGCCCGAGGGCGCGATCCCCCGGGCTCGAAACTCCGTTCCGCTCCCGACGACTCACAGCAGCCGCTCAAGACTCCGGGCCGGGAGTCCCTGGCCTGGGTCGATCGGGTTTGGCGGACAGCACTGACAGCCCCAGCACCGCGCGCCGGCAAACCATCCAATCCAAGAAACTGCGCCGGGTCATCGAGGAACGCGGCGTCCATGCCATCGCGCAGATCCGCGTCCGGAACGAGCAGCTCGATTTGCTCCATGAGCGGCGCCAAGTCCAGGCGCGGCACAACTTTCCACGCCTTGGCATTTGGGTTAATGCCGTACCATTTTTGCGGCCGGACATCGAGCACCAGGGCGCGCCTTAGACCGTTCAGAACCTCGCTGACATTCCCGCGGCTAATGCGTGTGCAGGCGTGCAGGTCCTCGAGCCGCTCGAACAGCGCCCGCGGTCGGCCTAGACCATAGGATCGCATTAGCACAACATGCAGGACTATCAGCTCGCGCCGTTTGAAGTCGTGGACGTCGATCAGCCTGCGCAGATAGCACTCCGCGATTAGCCAGCGTTGCGGAGTCCATAAAACTCGGTTATCTTGAGCCTCGTTCATGGAATCGTGCCCTTGCGGGGAGATTCCGTCACGGGCTGGCTGGGGCATAGCTTCGGCTAGCCCTTTTTCACGCGCGTCCGATAGCGCAACTGCTGGACAACTCATCGACCGTGCCCTCCGGTCGCGTAACCATTGATCCCGGCCATCGCCCGCCGCCACTTGCGGCAGGCCTGTAGCGCGCTTTTGAGGTAACACCCCTTACCGGGCTGGTGATCCAACGTGCGTGCGCCTCCACCACTGCCGCTACCCTGCGGCAGATCAAAGAACCGAAGGTCTGCTGGCACGGGCGGAGGATCAAAGACCACCCTGGATGGAATGATCTGCCTGCGAGTTAAGACGTCGTGAGTATCAGACTGCCACGTGAACTTTCGAAAGTGCCTTGCCATGGTTTGGTTTTGTTAGGGTTCCTTGGGACATAATTACAGAGCTCCTGCACGCTTCCGCGCAGTCTCCAGGCTCATGACCTGGTCGTCGGAATCGCGCGCGTTTCTGAGCCGCGTCGCGCGTTTCAAATGGCTTCACCTTGTCGGGATCTGGAGTCCAGCCGCCAGGATTCCCCAGGAATCGCGGCTTCTGTGCCGGACCATGTATCGCGTTCTCAGACGGTTCCCGGCAGATAACGTAACCACTTACGGTATTTTGCTTGGGACCTGCCGGCAGATTCGCCCAGAAAGCAACCGTCTTGCGGAGTATGCTATCGCCTTCGACTGTTCGCCATTCATGCGACTCATCATCGTAATAACCCAGCCAGACTGGATCATCCGCACCAGGGGTGTTGATTATTACCGTTGTATCCGCGTCGGGCAGCTTCGTCGCGGGAATCCATACGATGGTCTCGGTTTCCGAATTTGGCTTGGGAACGTTACGCTGCGGTGTAATCGGTTCAGTTCCCCTTCGAAGCGCCTCATCATCGGTGGGTTCTGATAAGCTCCTAATGAGGTTCTCAAGCCACGCTTGCGCGAGCTTCGCCTCTTTGACGGCCTTTTTGCTCGAGACGCTTTCCTCGATCACCTCAGTTGCGTGCGACAACAGAGCCTGAGCCGCCCAGAACTTCGCCTTATCTTCAGTTGGATAAATGACTCCGGAATCACTTAGTGGACAGGAGCGACCCGTTGTATCAAATCGAGAATTGTGAGCGTTTATCCACTGGTTCGGGCCGATTTGCAGGAGGTAGATTCTGACGGTGCGACCGATGTTCGAGATCTCCGTTGCATCGTTTTTATCGTACACCCCGTTCTCGTTCGGCTTCGGCCAACCCTCCTCTGGCTCATCACCGCGCGCCGGCTCTGGCGCTGGCAGCTCGAGCCCGCGGCGTTTGTTGACCACGGCTTTCACGTGCGCCGCAGTAACCTTCGTTGCCCCGTTTCGCGCTTTCGGAGCCGTAGCGACTGCCTCCGACCAAGCGGCCTTCTGTTCCTCCGGAGGCAGCACAGTGAGCGGCCGGGCCTGGCTCTCGGTAGCCGGCAGGATCTCTGGGGATTCGGTTCCCTCCTGCAGCAACGTCATAGTGCCAGCCGCGGCGCAGAGCTGCCGGGCCCGGCGGCCGCTCATATCCCACCGCTTCTGGCAATAGGCTTCAAATGTCGCATATTGCTCCCGATAGAGCCGCTTGTCGCAGATCTCGGCAAGAGCTCCGCCAATCTCGATAAACGTATCCAGCCCGCGTTCGATAGCTTGTTCGCACTCAGCCATGCGCGCGGTCTCGTGTCGATCGAGCGGCGCCGTAGCCGGCGCTATGGCCGGTGCTGACGCTGGAATGACTGCAAGGGACTTCTGCGGCGTGCTTTCGCCGGCAATGCTCGCCAGTGGCACAACTTCCCCGCTGTTGCCCCTCAAAACGAACCGGGCGTGCTCTTCAGTGTCGAAGCGCCAGGCAAGAGCGATATTTTCGCTCCAACCTCCACTTCGCGTCTTGAAGGATCTCGATCCCGCAAGCAACTGCCGTGTGATTACAAACGGCCCAACATTCGAACTGTTATTGGTTTTCATAGATGTGGTCCGACGTTTGGATTTACTGGGTGCGTCTCTCCTCCGAGACGATTTAAGACCTCCTCGATCGAGACGCAGATGGATGAAGACATTTTATACATCAACTCAGGCTCGCCTTCCCCACTCAAAAGAATCACCAGGCGTTTGTTGGCTCCAACGAAATACCCGGCCTCAATGTGTGCAGATCGACCGCAGGGCATGACCATTACGCAAGTGTCCGCCCAGACCATAGCATTCCAATCTGAAGCAAAACCCCGTTCAGCAATTGGATGAGACAATGCGTTTCTGAATGTGATGGAATTCCACTTTTGCCACCCAGATTCGATGTCCGACCAGTGGAATCCATTGTCACCTGGCCGAGGATTCTTAAAGTCGTAAACCTCATGGCCAGCTTCACGCAGTCGACTAACGACTTCAGGCTGGATGGTATTTCTCCAGCTACTCGCTACATAAATCCGATTTTTCATATTTTTCGTCATCGCTCTCCTCGTCATGGCAGGCGTATGGGCGCTTTTGCCATTTTTCAAGGGTAATATTAGGTCGCTGGGTATTCGCTCGCGTCTGGACTGAGTTTCATTCTCTGGCCGCATGTGCCGCAGACGCACGGAATGTAATCCGGGCTTTCGTCGAGGCGCTCACTGTCGATGTACCACCAATGGTCATATTGGCCACCCTTTGGACGCGGGCACTTTGGGAGATCGGCGACGGCTGCCTCCTGGCTGGGGTATATTTTGGGGGATTTCACGGGCATAGCTTTACCTTTCAGTTGTGTATGTTGGCATATTCAGTTCTTCCAGAACTCCACGGACCATAGACGATGCCACCCCGATCCGATGCGCGTGCCAAGTCCGCACGCGCGGATCTGTAATGGACCCGTGTGGAATATTGTCGGCATCATCGCGACCACAATGAATTGCAGCCGGTGACTAACAACGCATTTTGGAGGAACTTTCACTGCTGGCCCCCTCTGTTCTCTTCACCCAGGTGGAATTTGCTGGTGTCGAATTTTTCACTCCAACCAGCCTCCAACAGCAGGGCCACGTTCCGTGTTTGCGCGATCTCTTGCTGCAAATCGCGCGCGAATCTCTCCACGAAAGCACGGGTAGCGCAGTCAAACTTCGGATGCCGGCATGCAAGCTGGATTGTCGCAATCAAACCCAAAGCTGACTCTCCATCGATCTGAATCTGAATTCTCCGACCCAGCGCTTCAGCGTCCTCTGATGTGAGAACGAAGGTAGATCGAGATTGCTCAGCATC